CTACGTCCGAGGACTTTGACTTATTACATGCTGAACCCACTCAAGTTGCTTTGCGTAGATTTTCGGCAGTGGGTGATAGTACGAGTATCTAGTGTTTGGCTTTAAAATTCCGAGAGGGTTAATAATACGCAAAGCTTCTATTGCCAGCCTGGCTAGAGGAACTAAAGCTTGGTTTACACCCCAGCCAAAAATAACCGGTACATCTACGACAAAAAGCTGCTCCAGCTCAGATTGACGATTGGGCGAAAAAATGGAGTGCTCTACTAAACTACATTCATCGGACTTCAAGAAACGATACAGTTCGCCTGAATCAGGCGTGCGAAGATCAGACAAATTCAGAATTCGTGCATAATTAAACTTCAATGCATCCATAACTTTCATAATCTGTAGTTGTGTGGTGTCTGGCCGTGCCTCTGATGGTAAGGAGTTATTATCTTTACCATCCAAAGGGAAAGAAGAACCAGGGTTCATCATTACAACCATGAGATCAGGGGCATCAAGAATGATGCTGACCCGCTTTAGATCGAGATACTTTCTTAACTTGAAACCATTCGACTCGTAAAAGAGACCTGTAACTTCGAATTCAGCGCTCAACTTGATTCCTTAGTGTCATATAACGCTGCGCTCTGCGGGAATTTAGGAGCGCCAGCGAGTAGATTTTCCGTAGCAGCACCTTGTTATAGTTTTGAAGGGCGATAGTCAAATGTATCCACTACTAGAATTATGTGTCCACTCATCCATTTCTAACTTGGCCCCAGCCATAATCAAGCAAGCATCAACAAAAGTTTCGGCCATCATGAGTTTTAATCTAATCTTCCCTTCAGAGCATTTCTGTTTCCGAGCCATTGCTGATTTTGATATCCCTTTTTTATAGTGCTGTTCAATCAGGTTATAATCTTCATCTCGCCCAGCTTTCTTCAGTCTACCCACCGCAGCATCGACTAACAACCCATCATTGTCACAGCATGACAATCGCGCTTTTGAGGTACTTGGCAAAAGTCCTTTAAAGCCAGCGGCGATAGGGGAATAGCCAACACCATTATCTTCATTAGCAGCCCAGCCGCCCCATCGTTCCAAAACTAACTGAATATCTCTCATGCTAAAGCCCCTATACCGATTGACCGGTCCATAAAATGAAACCACAGCACTATCTGGCTACCATGCTCCGCTTCCCACGCTCGCATATCAGCATGCAGTGAATCGTGGCAACCACGACAAAGAGGAATAGTGAAAAGGTCGTGGGCCTTGGTACCCATACCGCCCTGCCCGTAACCAATGATGTGATGGGGGTCGTCAGCAGAACTGCCACACCCGCAACACTGTTGGGATTTAACCCACTTAAGCCACTTGGCGCTTACCCACCGGGAGCGCTTCGGGATACGCATAAAACTGGCGGGTGGCTCATCATCAATTTTCAGCGCCAGCACTTTCTTAACCTGCTCCACCTTGGTTTCAATGATTTGTGTCGGATTGGGTGCCCAGGTGATATCACTCTCTTTAGTTGGGCCGGACTTAACCACCTCTGGCAGCATCCGCAGACTGGCCCGAGCAATTGAGTCGGGGAGTAGATCGGAAACCTCGTTGACCACTGCCCACCAACACAGCTCCGGCATCGTTAGCTGGTGGCCCTCTGAAAAACGGAAATAGCCGCACATTATTGATATCAGCCAGGTGATCAGATTGCTGGTGGCCAGTTGGTTTAAACGGGGATGGGTTTGCTCTCTCAGCTTATTATCGTGATGCCAGCACAAACGAATGGCGCACTGGCCATAACGTAATGTTGTGAGATGTTGAACATGAGAATCATCCGGATCATGCCATTGACAGCCTTTAAGCCGTTCAACCCAAGACTCCAACACTCGAGGCCCACCAGCAGCATTAAGCACCCTTTCGTGCTCAAAGAATGACAACAGGCGCGGATCATTAGCTAAAAGCTGCTCAGTAACCGGCAACAGGCCAGCGGGAAGTGATTTAAATTCCTCTGGCTCTGTGGCCACCAGCAAGCGCCCGGATAAATATGGCAGCAACTCAGCACCTGGCTTTAATATCACAACACCAAGTTCACGCTGGATGAACGGGGTTAATAATGCCCTCATGCAGCACCTTTCTTGGCAAGATACTCAGCCCATAAGCCACCAATCCACTTAACGCCTTTTGGAGTGAATCTGGCTTGGGTGAATGCGTGATTATTGACGGTGCTGGTGCCGGTCTTAACTTCGAAGCGTTCTAAATCGATATGCTGCTGATACGGAGTTAGCTCACCAGAAAGCCGGTACATGATGTGATTCTCGATCAGGAATAGCCGGAAGTCGGTTTCCTTGGCCTTGAGAAGCTTGCACACCTTCCGGAATACCATAGAGCCAGTAGCCTGAACGTAGCGATCGACAAATTCAACTTTTGGCGCGGCAATCAAAAGCTGATTTTCAAGCTGTTGTTTTTCTTCTGCCAGATCAGCGGCTAGACGCAACGCTTCGGGGAGAGTTTGAGGAATATTGTTTTTATCTTCTAATTCCCGGAGGCGGCGAATTACCTTCATACGTATTACGGCGCTATAACCGGCAAGTAGGCACTCAACATGGTCACGGTCTAATAAGTATTCGGTTTGGATGCGATTCATACTGTCGAGATAGGTCTGAGCAAATATGCTCATATCTTCACTCAACTGGGTCATCATGACTTCAATGTCCCGTTTTACGTCAGAATGGCGCTTGCCAGTCAAACCAGCCACTTCACGGCTGCTCATGGTCACTACAGATTTAGATACGGGGATGCCTACGACAGTTGTCATACGTTTATACTCCACACATTAGCCTTCTTAAGCCTCTCCAATCTAATTTCCGCATAATTAGAGAGGCGATTAACTGCACAACCACTGTACATTAATACAACATTAAAGGTGAACATTTATATTCACCTCGCTGATCTGTATCTCAATCTTTCCTCCCTTGATGATTGGCCCCCATTCAAGCGCCATCTTTTTCACCTGGTTATCATCAATCCAAACACCCGCATGAGTAAGGGCATCCAAGGGCGCTTTCAGATAGTTGTCCATATCCCTGATGCGTCGATCTGGTGGGTAGAAGTTAATGGTTACTGCAACATGACCAGTAATCGCTTTTGGTACCCGCCGTAATTGCTCCAGAATGCAGGCCAAAGCCTCAACTCGGAACTGACGACCCTTAGCGCTAATAAGATGGCGACCCGCTAACGGCCCCTTACTCGGGGCGCGCCAGTAGCTGTTCACAGAGGGTGGAAATGGCAGGGTTAGTTTCAAGCTGCCACCTCTTTACGTTCGATACACATTTCAGGCAGATTTGCCCGCACAAGCGCTTCGGCAAACGGTGGTGGCACCGCATTGCCACAGCGAGCTACCTGCTTATCTTTGGCGTATTTAGTACCGGTATAATCCATGTCGATGATGTACCAGCTCGGGAAGCCCTGCGCGGCGTACAGTTCATGCGGTTGCAGCATACGCATGCCGATATCGACGATTTGATAATCAATCCCTTCAACTGTCACCAGTCCAAAGCGATCATTAGTGGTCACGGTATGCAGCGGGTCGTTAAGACTCACTCCCTCTTTCTCGTTACCGTAATATTTAAGCAAGAAAGCCCTAACCTCTCCGACATGCAGACCACCGGCCGTGATAGTTGGCATCGGCTGAGTTACTGGCTGACCATCTTTGCAGGTGCCGCGCAACTTAATCAGATTTGAAGTAACCAGCGCATGATGATCAACCGTCGTTACTGTGTGGGCTGGCTGATTCAGATCAGCGCCTGAGCCGGTATAGTTGCCGCCGAAGTGTTTAGCCAAGAACGCAGATACCAACTGAGATTTACCACCACCGCCAGCCGTTACCGTGCCGCTGGGTTCCTCTACACTATGGCCTACGCTGTTTCCAAACTGACGAGCAATGATCGGGGCAACCAGTAAATGTTCAGCCTTGCTAGTGACTGTGGTTAGCGGTTTGCCTGCCTCATATGCCATACGGTCACCACCAAAACCGGTTTGACCGATACGGGCAATGATTGGGGCAACTAATGAGAAGCCAGGGGTTTTGGTTATGGCCTGCAAAGGCTGTTCCAGAGCCTGGCCTCGGAAACAGTCGTAAGACGTTTTAGAGCTGGTGTGGTTACATTTCACGATAAACGGCGTGGGGTTATTCATAACAAAACGCTGAATACCTCGCGCTATACGCTTCAAGGTGTTCTCTGCCAGCGGTTTCTTGCGCTCAAAAATACTCGGACAAGGGATTGACCAATCAATACACTCGGCTGCGGTGCGCCACGGTTTACGGTGTCCGCTCTGAACTTCCAATAATTTTGGATCGCCGTGAGTCGGCTCCGGCCAGACGACCGGTTGCCCGTCACAGCGCATGACCATAAAGAAACGCTTTCTGATGGTTGGCGCACCATAATCACTGGCCCGAAGTTCTCTGAACTCCACTAAATAGCCTAAACCAGAAGCCAAACGCTGAGCATCAGCACCATTGATATCAAGCCCTAACACGTCACAGCATTCCTGCAACGCTGGGTGTCCGGCATCAATCCCCGAGGTCAGCATCCCAACGAATGCCGCGAATGTCTCACCAGCACGACGAGGATCAGGATGCTCGGTACCGTCTTCAGCAGTGAGCAGCGGCCCCCACGTTTTAAACTCTTCGACATTTTCAAGCATCATAACGCGTGGACGCTTTGCCAGTGCCCAACGTATCAATATCCACGCCAGACCACGGATCTCTTTTTTAACTGGCTTACTGCCCTTGGCCTTACTGAAATGACGGCAATCAGGACTGAACCATGCCAGGCCAACAGGTTGGCCGGCGGTCGCGGCTATTGGGTCAATATCAAATACCGATTCACAATAATGCAGTGTGTCGGGGTGATTGGTGGTGTGCATGGCGATAGCATTTGGATCATGATTGATTGCAATATCAACACTGCGACCGATAGCCATTTCAATTCCAGTGGAAGCACCACCGCCACCGGCAAAATTATCTACGATGATTTCTTTCATGCTGTTGCTCCCATGGCGACGGTAAGTGTTGCGGCGGCGGCAATGATGGCATCAGGTGGGATACCGTCTAATTTCATGCGGTTGATATTGCCTAAGATTTTATGTTGCAGATCGACCGGTAATTCAGCGGCACCAGGTACTTTGTTGAAATACAGATTTACTTCGACTGGCCAGACGGTGTTACCGGTTTCCGGTACCGGAATAATTTCAGGAATATTTTGTAGCTGTTTTTGTGGTGCAGTCCGAATGGTGGCAGGGGTTAGCTCCAGACTATTAATGCACTCGTTGCCCCAACTATCCCAGCCCTCGGCCTGTGTTCTGGCAAACAGCTCTATGCGGGGAACATCGCCCAACAGAGAGACAAGCAGATCGCGGAAAATATCAGGCTTAGCACTGTGCTCGCCGCGTGGTGCGGTCTGGTGCTGACAAATGGCGGCATTCAAGCGTTCAGGTAACCGGCCTTTCATAGCAAATAACACATCTTCACTGTTGGCGCGGGTCATATGGCCCATGCCGATCGCACTGTTGCCCTTATTCTTGTTGGTCTTATGCCAAGTAAAGCCCTTCATGGTCATCAACCGGAAGCCCCAGGCTTCAACAACTTTTAACGCCTCCAGTGGCTGAGTGGGTACCCACCACATCGCTAACAAGCAACTATCACCCGCCAGCTCCCACACAGGTAAGCGGCAGATATCAGCAAGGTTCATAGTCTCGTATTTGAAATCGACACCACGCTTACCGCTATTCGCTTTGTCACGGTAGGTCCACGGTGGATCTGCATAAATGATTTGATAGGTCATATCGCCCCCGTGCCATGCTTGGCATAAGCTCTAACCAAAATTGGCCGCCACTGCATTTTTGCCGAAGTAATATTTGGAATTGAGCCAAGACGACCTTTATCAGCTTCTGCCTGAGCCGCTTTTTCTGCAGCATTCCTTGGGCGACCACGGCTACCTAGCAACCTTTGGAATGATTCTTCAAAATCAATGTTTTCGGTAACAGTGGTGTCCAGTGATGGCCTATCAGCTGCAACCCAAGCGTTAGCACCCAACAGGAAGCCAGAGAATTTATCTGCCCTAAATATTTCAGGTGCAGTCAGTAACCGCGCCCACTTTGGATTGTTAAGAAGTTCTGCAACACGCCATTCGATAACCAGCAGTAATTCAGCCTCGGTATATTCATCCAGCAAACGGGCCTGAATATCCGCCAACGTTTCGCGGCTTGGAGTGGTTTTGCCGTTTGTTAAACGATTTAAAAATTGAAGTACCCCTCTCGCAGTTGTGACCAGCTCTACTTCCGGATCAATCGGCTGGGGGGCTATAGGGGGTATTGGTTTTAGATCTTTAACGATTCCTGAAAGATTCCGTATCCCGTTTTTGGGTGTGTTATCGTCCAAAATTGGGTGTGTTACCTCAGTTGAAACAATCCCGTTTTCGGTAATGTTCCCGTTTTTGGGTGTGTTTACCTCAACAGGAGGTTGCTTTAAACGATCCCGTTTTCGGTAATGTTCCCGTTTTTGGGTGTGTTCAACATCAGCAATGCTTTCATCAACGCCAATTAGTTTATAAACAATGACTTGTTTTGTGCGCCCACGGCGTTCGCCTGTGTCGGCAATCATGCCTAAAGCAACTAAATGCTGGAGGCTGGATTGAACAGTTTTCTTATCTAACTCAGTAGCTTCAGCCAATGCCGCAATAGATGGGAAAGCGCAATGATCCGCCCCACACATATCAGCAAGCCAAGTCAACACGGATTTGGCCGACGACCTTCCTGTTTTGACTTTTTTGGCCCAGCGCATAGCGTCAAGACTCATACATCCACCCGTGTAAAATCTTCTCTGAAACGGTCAGTTGGCTGAGCACATTCAGGTTTATATCCCTGCTGCTCACGTAGAAAGATGACGCGGTCACCTGCCCTGTCGTAGCCAATAACGTGAACACGAATGCCGCGCTTATCGTTGTAGTACCGATCAAGCAATTGGACGGGGTTAGTAGTGGTTGAGCCGGGATTAGTCATCGTAGTCCCCCTCATGCTGGCGCATTGGCATCAATATAAATAAAGGGTTTCCATAATCTTCTCGGCACTTACGGGAAAACCTGACACAGCAAGGTTTTCTTGAACCAAAAAACTGGAATTTGGCACCATGCAGATATCGGGTACCGAACATTTTTGACAAGTAGGCAAGGTAACCAACCTGAAATGCTGGCGTTAATTCATCGTCTTTAGCTTGTGGTATAACCTTATCCAGATTAGGGAACTCATGAAAAGTAATGGTGCTAATCAGTGATATCCCTACACGCAAGCCATTCTCGTCATAGTGAACGGCAATATGTTCGCCTTTCAGACGAATGTCGGTAACGCTGGCTCGGGCGGGTATCTTTCCGGAAATATTGATAATAACCGGTGTTTTCAGTCTAACGCCGTGAGACATGCGGATCGCCACATGGCCGTTAGTCGCCTCCACATACTTCTGTGATATGTGAATACCCACCAATGCTGGGCGAAGTATGTCTTTTGACACACAGACCTGAGCCGCACGAAGAAGATTAGAGTTAATTTTCATACCTGACCTACCTTTGGTGCTGGCAGCGCAAGATATCGGAATGTATCCACAACATAATCAGCCGCGCTGTGGGTGACACATATCCAAAGGCCGGGTATTCTCATCACATAACGAAATGACTCTCTCCCAGTAACAGGTAAGCAACGTAGTTGCAGGGATGAGCGTTTAGCCGCTACAATGTTCATGCGTTAATTACTCCACACGTTTAGTTAATGCACCCGACGCCCCGGAACCGCATTCTGGGGCGTCACCCCAAAGCAACTCTGATACCGCAATAATTTCTGCAATAATCGACTGTGCTCTGTACCCTTTCGCTTTTAATCTCTTACTCTCATCGCGATCTAAAACACCATCAGCAGTAAACTCGTTATGCGCCCTGCCAAATTCACCCAAGGCCACCAGCAAGTCGTTAAATTTGATAAGCAATTCTTCATTGCCGATATCATTCACTTCGGGCAGTTTCACGAACACGCCACCAGCTCGCTTGCACATAGCTTCGGTAATGTCAGAACGGCCAGAGATTGATTCCATCTCTACCGCCATTCCCAATGGAACCACCTGCCCTGCCAACTGACGCACCCGGTTACGTAATGCATTCTCGGTACCGGACAGCGGACATAACTGTTTGGCCATGGCGTCATACTTACCCGGCGTTTGGGTGATCAACTGGTGTATCGCATCGCTGATATCCGGCTGAGTTGGAAAGTCTTTGTTATCCACAATGTTTCTTCCTATCTGGTGGTTTAACCTAGGCCGCTGGTGCCGTAGGCTTTTGATAGTCGGATGGGTCATACTTCAATTTCCCTTCCGTAATCTTTTCAGCTTTTAAAGCCTGCTTTTCTGGAATGATGTGACCCCATTGGCAAACAGCGCTATGCGAAACACCAAGAGCAATAGCGGTTTTCGATGTGCCCTTGAAGAACTCAAGAACGTCAGTTTTATGCATAGTTACCTCCATAAAAGTAAGCATACTTACATCGTATATTCACAGACTACTTACGTCAACTGAATGTAAGATTACTTACGTCTTTTTTATATGGTGGATGCTATGGATACAGTTGGCGGAAGAATCAAATTTAGGCGGCGGCAGTTGAAGCTGACCCAGAAAGATATCGCTGAATATGTAGGCATTTCTGCGTCTGCCGTAACTCAATGGGAAAGTGATGCTACCGGTCTATCCAGCGATAGCTTGCTGAAACTTGCCTCATTGCTTGAATGTTCACCAGAGTGGCTTTTATCTGGAAAGGGAGAGTTAGAACCTTCGATAAAGGCCATGGCCAGTAAATCAAAAGTTGTACCCGTTATTTCATGGGTGCAGGCCGGAGCCTGGACTGAAGCACTTAGCTCAACTGGGGCTAGATCTGAATGGGTTGAAACTACAGCTAAAATTTCTGATTTTGCATTTGCTTTAAGAGTTAAAGGCGATTCAATGACATCATCAAGCTCACTGAGCATCCCTGAAGGGGCTATTGTAATAGTCGATCCAGAATATGGATTTATTGAAGATGTTAATGAAAAAATCGTTATAGCTCAAACGAATGGAAATCACGAAGCAACAATTAAGAAATTTGTAATTGATGGCCCTAATAAATATTTAATGCCGTTAAACCCTCAATTCAAGCCTATTGAAGTAGATGACACCTGTAAATTGATTGGTATAGTAAAGCAGATAATAATCGACCTACCATAATCACGTATATCTTCTTAAAGAGGCCCGCCAAGCGCGGGCTTTTTTATGCCCCATCCATAAAAGTAAGTAAACTTAATTTTTATTCTTGACTTTAAATGTAAGTTTACTAATACTGAATCCATCAACAGCGAACGGGCAGGACGCCCACATAGTAGCTGCCGGTGGCATACGAAACACCGGATGATTCGCTAGGTAAATCCTTATAGTCGATAAGTTGGAGGCAGAAAGATGAAGGTAATCGTACAGGATCGCTTTGGTGAGACACTGTGGGTGTATAGCAATAGCCCAAAGGGCGGAGTTATGTCGCCAGTCGAAACCAACATTGAGAGCGGAATATCCAAAGAAATCATTTCCGCTCTAAATGAAGCAATTGAATCAGCAAGGGCTATGCCCCTAGCTAATTGATAACGTTAATTGAGTAATTAATATTTGCTCGATGCCCTGCGGGTAAAGCCAAAACAACATTCCAATTTCCAGAGTGTGGAACTGAAATATTGGCAGGAAAATGTGTATACCAGCCACCGTAATAAGTTGTCCGACCGTTTCGGCGATAAGAGTTGTAGTTAGAATCATCCATCAATAGAACGTTTATTTGATGTGAACATTCAACGGTAACGACACTACCACCTTCCATATATTCCCGACTATGGATATGAGTCATATAAAGCCCCTCTTGGTTGTGTGAGAACTTCCAAGATACCACCGCCGCCTGAGGTGGAAAGTAATCAGGCTCACAATCACATGAGTATTCGTTAAGTATTCATCTGATTGTGGTTTGCCAAAGAGCTGGCCTGTGCAATTGCAGCTGCCGGAGATAAGCGCCGGAAACCACAACCTTGTTCCATTGCTGTGCTGTGTCTTTAGCGGCTGCGCCAGCCAACACCAGATTATGGCCAGCCGCCCTTTTCACACAGAGAAGCACACCGGTCGGGTTATCCCTTTTAACCTGTGCAGTATAAAGCCCCCGGCTCGGTGTTCTTCTCTGTGTGTGGAGTAACTAACCTGCAGCGTAAGCTGCATAACAGAGGATCACCCCGATGAGCGAAGAAAGAAAAACCGTGGTGCCGGAATTTCTTGGTGAGCTGGATGCCGGTATTTTCGAAAATAAAATATCAGCTGCTTTAAATGCTGCCGCGTTAGGCGTTCTAAATAATGGCGGCAAAGGCAAGGTAACCATTGAATTTGATCTATCTCGCATGAGTAATTCAATGGAAGAAAAGCGCGTCATGATCAGCCATAAGCTGAAATTCACCACCCCTACTCCGCGCGGTAAGTCCTCCGAAGAAGATACCACCGAAACGCCTATGTATGTTGGCAAAGGCGGCAAGCTGGCAATTATGCAAGAAGATCAGGGGCAGTTATTCACAATTAATGGTGAGTCTGACGGGAAATTAAAAACCGTAAATTAATTACTTATCACTTGGTCATAATTTATTTATATTCTTAAGGACTTTATATGTCTCAACAATTAGATTCATCAGCTATCACTGAAATTCGCGATATGGTATTAGCGACATTAGTTGAACGGAAATTAGCTGATACAGATTGCGATACCATTGCTTTACCGGCTAGCGTCTCAGTTAAAAGCCTTGAGCAATTCAATCTTGAGCGTTACCGCTTCCGTGGTGCGATGGAAACCAGCAGCATTGATGAATATGTAAAATATTCTTCTGGTTATGCTGGTGAAGGTGTTCGCTGTTTTATTGATGCTGATGAAATGCGCGCACAAACCATCTTTAATATTGGCACGTTATCTAATCCCGGACATGCGGATAATACTGCCAGTCTGTCACTCAAGAAAACTGCCCCATTCCGCGAACTGCTTAACATTGATGGCCGCAAACAGACTCAAAAAGAACTTGCTGAATGGCTGGAAGATTATCGTGAGTTCTTACTGGCCTTTGATGCTGATGGTGTTGTGCTAGATATAAAGAAAGCCGTGGGTGCAGTTCGCCGCATTACTATTGAACAAACCAGCTCAGCCGATCATGAAGACCAAGATTTCAGCGCGAAACGATCTGTAATGGAAAGCGTTGAAGCCAAAAGCAAAGATGTTATGCCTGCCGCATTTGAATTTAAATGTATTCCCTATGAGGGATTAGGCGAACGTCGTTTTAAATTGAGATATAGCATTCTCACTGGTGGCAATGTTCCCGTTTTAGTATTACGCATTGTTCAACTGGAAGCGGAAGAAGAAAAGATTGCTGTTGAATTTCTTGAATTGCTTACCGCTAAATTTAAAGGCGTAGAAGTTGAAACCTTTATTGGTAAATTTAAAGCGTAATTAATTAAACCTTAATTAAATAGTATCACTTCAAATGTCCCAGCAATGGGGTATTTGGCGGGGTATTACCTAAAAACCGTGTGGAGTATATTTATGACGTGTATCACTACTTATTCAGGATTGACTTTTGATTATTTGAATCCTATCCCTAGCAGTATTAGCGATAAAGATATTATTCAAGGCTTATCCAATGACTGCCGCTTTGCTGGGCAATTACCCGTATTCTATTCCGTAGCCCAACACTGTTGGCTAATGAGCCAAATTGTGCCGGAAGAGTTCGCCCTTGAAGCCCTATTGCATGATGCTAGCGAAGCGTATTGCAGAGATATTCCCTCCCCTCTTAAACGCCTACTGCCTGATTACAAAGTTATTGAGCATCGGATTGATATGGCTATTCGCGAAAAATTTGGGCTTCCTGCCGAAATGTCCTCTGTTGTTCATTACTGCGATCTGATCATGCTGGCCACCGAACGCCAAGAACTGGACATCGATGACGGTAAGGAATTGCCGATGCTTGAAGGTATCCCTCTGGCTGACATTGCAATAGTACCCATGACGCCAAGCCAGATACGTGTTGTATTCGCGGCGCGGCTCAATGAGCTGACAGCGGCCACTCAATCATGATGTACGGCCTGTTCTTACTCGTCTGCTACACCTTCCAGCCGTGCCAGTACGAGCCTCAAGGCTACGTCTATCCGGATGATAAGAACTGTATAGCCGACATCCAGCAACAAGGCCTACCACCTGAATATGAATGCCTGCCCGTTGATGGCGTTCTCTATGCGAGGAAACAATGATGATCAAGACAATTACAGCAGCACCAGTTGAACGTGATGCCTTGGGTTTCTGGACACATCCTGATTTCTTTGGGCCAGCAAATGGTAATGAGTTCGGCGTTGAAGGTGAATTCGATGCGTGGAAAGCTCTTAATCGTGTTACGGGTGCGATCAGCTGGATGGAGTGCGAAGAAAACGGAGAAGAATTGCAGGCCGCATACGACGCTGGCGATTGTGATCTCAGCATGTGGCACCCCACGCCACCAGCAGGTGATGGTTGGTTTCTCGCTTCTATTCATGACACAGAAGACGGTCCCGTTTGTTACTGGTTGCGCCCTATCGAATGCGATCCCGAAGCGTTAGCTAATCACCTGGAACGCAGCCATCTTGAAGCATTAAAGATAGCGCTTATCGATAAGCATCAGGCAGCAGTGACAGCAGCGCATGAGTATTTTTCGGCGTGTGATCTGGGGGAGGAAAGGATTTTTGCGGCAGCAATCTTTGAACGTCTGCGGGTGGCCACTAGAAAACATCAAGGTGACCTATGAGCTTTCAACTGTTGTTCGAACAAAAAGGCGACTTTCAAGCCTGGTGCGCATGCCAAGCGTGGCTTAATGATCGTGGCTACAGTTACGGCCAAACATCTGCTCGCGCACCGGGGGCCGGTGTTCTTAAGGGGGATTTCTGTATCGCCAAAATGCACAACCTAACCAAACGGGAAATTAGCCAACTGGACGGAATAGTTGACGGTAATTTCCGAGACGGTCCAGTGTGCCTACGGCTAAAGGTTGAACCAGAAGTTATGGTAAGCAGCGAATCAACGAAGCAACAGCGCCTTGATCATGCCAATCAGTTGATCGGGATTATTGCCGCCTATGGTCGCCGGTTCTTCTTTGACACGAGAACGGAGAGAGTCGCCCATCTCGAACTGAACAGCACCGGCAGGGTTTTTTTGATTGATGAATATACCGGTAAGCGGATTTATACCCACTTTGAAAACCGCCACTGGAAGGGATTTAACCACGGTGGAACTTTACGGTCGCTGGTTATTATGATGCGGAATTACATCTGCAGGGGTGAGCGTATTGATGCTTACTATCTAGGACCGGAACGCAGCAGCCTGTGCAAAGGAAATATATGGGGCTATCCACAAGAAGCGATCGAGGCCGTTCGTAGTGAAGCTGGATTACTGCCAATCATCGTAGGAGAGGCATGATGATAAGTCAATTCTAGATATGTGCTGCGGCTCCCGCATGTTTTGGTTCGACCGTGCTGATCCCCGCGCTGTGTTCGTCGATATCCGCTCTGAAAGTCATACGCTATGTGATGGTCGGAACTTAGATATCAGGCCGGATATTGTGGCTGATTTTCGCCAGTTACCGTTTGCCGATAACACTTTCCAAATCGTTGTATTTGATCCACCCCACCTCACACACTGTGGGCCAGAGGGTTGGCAGGGGAAGAAATACGGCATTCTCAGTAAGTCATGGAAAGACGACCTAACCAAAGGCTTTGCTGAGGCGTTCCGTGTATTACGTGCCGGGGGAGTTCTTATCTTTAAGTGGAATGAAGTGCATATCCCTACTCGCGACATTATCAAACTGTCGCCGGTACCGCCCATATTTGGGCATCCATCAGGCAAACGAGCAAATACCAACTGGGTGTGCTTTCAAAAGCCAGGAGAGAATTTGATGGCCAAATTCGCACTGGCCACCAGCAGCGATATAGATTAGTAGAACGGCCCGTTTGCGGCGGGCCTTAACCAAATTGTGTGGAGTAAACCCCATGAGCGAAGATAGCGGAAAATTACTAACTCGCGCTGAATTGGAAGAGATCACTGGTTTTGTTCAACCCAAGAAGCAGTGTGAATGCTTACGAGAAAATGGCATTTTTTTCATCGAACGCAAAGATGGTAGGCCCAGTACAACATGGGCGCATGTTGAGCACCCTCTTTCTTCCCGCAATATCACTCAGAACGTGCCTGAAGATCAACCTAACTATGGGGCTATTTAATGTCACGTCCACGCAAGAACCCAACAGATAACTGGATGCCGCCACGGGTTCGTAAAGGCAAGTCTGCATATGAGTTCAGGGCAATAGACGGGAGAACAATTCGACTATGTAGCTTTGAATGCAGCCAGGCTGATGTATGGGTTGCCTTTGAAAAATTAATGATTAGCTAAAAAGAGGATTCGACATTTACTGGTTTGATTAATGAATTTCTATTGTCAGGTGATTTCTGTGAACTGGCCATCGAGACACAAAAAGATTATCGAAAATACTCATCAAAAATAATAGCCGTGTTTGGAAAAATGTCTCCAGACAACATAAAACCAGAGCATATTCGAAAGTATATGGATAAACGCGGAGCAAAAAGCAGAATTCAGGCAAACAGGGAAAAGTCCTTCATGTCGAGGGTGTTTCGCTGGGGATATGAGCGTGGGAAAGTAAAGTTAAATCCTTGCCAAGGGGTTAAGCAATTTAAAGAAAAAGCCAGAACTCGCTATATAACCGATGAAGAATACACTGCACTTTATGATGTTGCTCCATCGGTCGTAAAAGTAGCTATGGAGTTAGCTTATTTATGCTGTACCAGGCAAGCGGATATTTTAGATATGAAAAAAGGGCAGCTGCTGGAGAATGGTATACTTATACAACAAAGCAAAACTGGCGTTGCCCAAATTAAAGCTTGGACACCTAGGCTGCATGAGTCTATACGGCAGGCTGGCACCCTTCCTCTAAACCAAGGTGTTATGAGCATCTATTTGTTACACCAGCAATCAGGATCACGCTTCACCCGCGATAGTTTTAATGCCCACTGGATGAAAGCAAAAAAAGCGGCTGCTGTGAAATATCCAGAACTGGAGTTTAATTTCACTTTCCACGATCTGAAAGCAAAAGGTATCTCAGATCTAACTGGTTCGCTATATGACAAGCAGGCAATCTCAGGGCACAAAAACGCATCACAGACCGCAAGATATGATAGAAAAATTAATATTGTCCCTGTTGTGGGCGGGCAAGATATGGCGAAGTGA